CGACAAGAGCAAAACGAGCAGGAAAGAAGGCTGGAAAGCAATTCGTCGCACAGCCTAAGTCAATTGCTAAGAAAACAGCGAGGCACCGATAATGGCTAAAAAATTCCCCGACCTCACCGGTGACGGTCAAGTAACTCAAGCCGATATTCTTAAAGGCCGTGGTGTTGGCATGAAAAAGGGCGGCTCCGCTAAGAATTGGATTCAGGAAGCCGTTAAAAAGCCTGGCGCCCTACGTAAGCAGCTCGGCATCAAAGGTGACAAACCCATCCCCGCTAAGATGTTGGACAAGGCCACTAAGGCTCCCGGCAAGCTTGGGCAGCGTGCTCGACTGGCTAAGACTCTGAGGGGCATGAAGTGACGACTTCCGGTCTTAGCGTATTCAATCTTGACCTAAACGACATCATCGAAGAGGCGTACGAGCGGTGTGGCGTTGAGGTTCGCACTGGCTATGAGCACCGTACTGCTCGCCGGTCTTTGAACCTGCTGACGATTGAGTGGGCTAACCGGGGTATCAATCTCTGGACCATCGAGCAGGGCCAGATCCCCATGAATCAGGGGCAGATTGTTTACAACATCCCTGTGGATACGATTGATCTGCTGGACCAGGTTGTTAGAACTCAGACCGGTGTTGAGCAGACAGACATCAACATCAGCCGTATCAGTGTGGCTACTTACGCCACAATCCCCAACAAGAACGCTCAGGGCCGTCCGATCCAAGTATGGGTTAACCGCCAGTCGGGTGAGACCAACCTGACTTCAATCACGCTAAACGGCACCATCACCTCGACGGACACTACGATCACAGTCAGTTCTGCGGCCAATCTGGCTGGTGCTGGGTTCATCAAAATTGGTAGCGAGACTATTGGCTACTCCAACATCAGCGGCAATCAGCTTCAGTACTGCGTTCGTGGGGCAAACAACACCACGGCGGCATCCCATACGACGGGAGCTGCGATTTCGGTAGTTAATCTTCCGTCTATCAATGTCTGGCCCTGCCCGGATCAGGACAACTTCTACACATTTGTTTACTGGAGACTGCGTCGTATTCAGGACTCCGGTAGTGGAACTGCGACTGAGGATATCCCTTTCCGTATGCTGACCTGCTTGATTGCGGGTTTGGCCTACTACCTGTCTATGAAGATCCCTGAGGCAGCAAACCGGATTGAGATGCTTAAGGCATCGTATGAAGAGCAGTGGGCTTTGGCTTCGTCTGAAGACCGAGAGAAGGCTCCGTTGCGGTTGGCACCTAGAGAGATGTTCTACTAATGCCTAATCCATACGCTTCCGGTAAATGGGCGATATCGCAGTGTGACCGCTGCGGGTTTCGCTACAAGCTGAAACAGCTGAAAGAGATTGTTATTAAGACCAAGAACACGAATATCTTGGTCTGCCCGACATGCTGGGAGCCTGATCAGCCGCAGTTGCAGCTGGGTATGTATCCTGTAGATGACCCTCAGGCTTTGAGAAATCCAAGGCCGGATACGACGTACATCATCGCCGGTAACACAGGACTACAAATTGATCCAGGATCGGGCCCGCTGGGTAGCGGAGATCAGTCTGGTGGTAGTAGAATCATTCAATGGGGATTTGCTCCTGTTGGCGGGGCTCAGGCTTACGACACGGACTTAACTCCCAATAATCTGGTGCTCGGGATTGCCTTGGGTACCGTAACAGTAGCGACGACTTAGGAGTCTGTCATGCAAAAGAATATGCCCAAGAACGTTCCCATTGTTCCTAGCAAGAATGGCTACCCGAATAACATCCCTAACACGCAGACTGTGAAGACTCGTGGCACTGGGGCTGCTACTCAGGGAACCAACTCTTCTAAGAAGCTTGGATAATGAATTACGCAACTCTGTTCAAAACCATTCAAGGTTACGTGGAAAATGACTTTCCAGCGGAGACGCTTGGGTCTTCAACGGGGTCAGGCACGGTTAGCTTTACGGCTAAAGAACAGATTGATACGTTCATTCAAGAAGCTGAGCAGCGGATCTACAACTCGGTTCAGTTTCCTGACTTTCGCAAGAATCAGACTGGTACAACAACAGGCAGTAATAAATACTTGGCCACACCGGTTGACTTTCTTGCCCCCTACTCTTTGGCTGTTGTAGACCCCACGACGGGTGAGTACGAGTATCTTCTGAACAAGGATGTGAACTACATCCGGGCAGCTTATCCGAGTCCAACAACGACTGGGCTTCCCAAGTATTACGCTTTGTTTGACAAGAACACGTTTATTCTTGGTCCGACTCCTGCGTCCAACTACACGGTGGAGCTGCATTATTTCTATTATCCTGAGTCGATTGTTACTGCCGGTACGACTTGGCTTGGCGATAACTTTGATTCTGCTCTTCTGTATGGTGCTCTTATTGAGGCGTACACGTTTATGAAGGGTGAGGCCGACGTGATCGCTGGATACAACAAGCGCTACGAAGAGGCAATGATCCTGGCTAAGCGTCTGGGTGATGGCATGGATCGTCGTGACGCATACCGATCTGGTCAGGTCAGATTGTCGGTGAACTAACATGGCCTTTACTGGCAATTACACCTGCAACTCGTTTAAGACGGAGCTTTTGAATGGGGACGTGGATTTTAGCGCGGATACTTTCAAGATCGCCCTATACACGAACGACGCTTCGCTCACTGCCTCCACGACTGCGTACACAACTACTGGTGAGGTTTCTGCTACGGGCTATACGGCTGGTGGCAACACGCTGGTTGCGACGGTAAGTTCTACGGCTGGGACGTCATTTGTTAACTTCGCCAACACTTCGTGGTCTGGGGCATTTACGGCCCGTGGCGCTCTGATCTACAAGTACAACGGGACCACAAACCCCGCCGTCTGTGTTCTGGACTTCGGTGCAGACCGGACCTCTACAACGACATTTACTGTGCAGTTCCCAGCTACCAGCGCTACAACTGCTCTGATAAGGCTCGCCTAATGTTTGCTTCCATCATCTCCGAACCGCCCATTGTGGTTATCAAACCGATTCCGCCAAAAGAGTGGATTCCGGTTGAAGAGATTGAGATGGAAGGGCGGCTCAATACAGATCTCGACATCATCCGAGCGAATGTCCGCCAAAACGTACTCCTTGGGATACAGCAGGCTCAACCCCATCCGACGAACGACATTGAGGTCATGTTGGTCGGAGGTGCTCCTTCACTGGCTAAAGACATCGAGACCATCAAAGCGCTGCGCAGTCAAGGGGTAAAACTCGTCTGCTTAAACAACGCCTATCAGTTCTGTCTGGACCACGGCCTAAAGCCTTCTGCTTTTGTATTGGTGGATGCCCGAACATTTAACACGCGGTTTGTGGAGAACGTGATCCCAGACTGTAAATACTTCATTGCGTCTCAGTGTGATCCAGGGGTCTTTGCCAAGCTGCCTAAAGAGCAGACCTACATCTGGCACACCAGCGCAGAAGAAATCCGGGATATCCTATTGGAGAGCTATAACAAATGCTATCCAGTTCCTGGCGGATCAACAGTCTTGTTAAGAGCGATCCCTTTGTTTAGAATGTTGGGATTCAAACGTTTCCATGTTTTTGGGTGTGATTCATGCCTAGAAGATGGGGCGCACCATGCTTACTCCCAGCCCGAGAATGACGAGCAACCGGTTATTCCTGTGCGTATCGGAGACAAAGAGTTTATGTGTCACCCATGGATGATCTCCCAGGCCCAAGAATTTATTGACTTGGTTAAGTGTATGGGCGATGTTATGGAACTGGAAATCTACGGCGGTTTGCTCCGTCAAATCTTAGTGACTGGCGCAGATCGCGCCGCTTTAAAGGAGTTTTAAAATGGCTGCTTCAGCATGGCAACTTTATAACGATGGTAAGCGTTATATCGGGAACGGCACTATCGAACTGGGCGTGGGTAACTTCAAGATGGCGCTCTTTACCAGCGCCAGTAACGCCTCAACTTTCACCATCAGCACCTTTGCTTCGTTGACCAATGAGATTTCTGCAACTGGCGGGTATGTTACCGGTGGTAAGGCTCTGGTTCCTGCGACCGGCCAATGGACGACAGGTGCTTCAGCGAAGCAGATGAAGTTCACCTACTCCACAGTGGGCCTGACTTTTACGGCTTCTGGTGCTTCGTTGAATAACATCAAATACGCAGTGATCTATCAGTCGGGCGGAAAACTTTTGTGCTTCTGCCAGCTGTCTTCGACTCAGTTCACTGTGTCGTCGCCTAATACTTTGACGGTTCTACCTGCTGCGACGGGTGTGTTTACCCTGACCTAATAGGAGGTCGCTGTGGCGACTGAAACCGGTTGGGGAAGAGGTAGTTGGAGCTCTTATGGGTGGGGTGTCGGTATTCTTACGACACCCGACACAGGTGCTTTATCGTTTATTGGCGCCGCACCCGCCGTACTTACAGATGTAAAAATATCCCCCACTTCAGGCGTTCTGTCTTTTCAGGGCAGCTTACCCGACGCGTTTCAAAGCACACCAATTTTTACACAGACCGGTGCAATATCGGTCGAAGGATTTGCCCCTCCGCCAGTTGGTGTAGTACCAGCATCAGCTTCTTTAGCTTTTAATTCTGATGCCCCAAAAATATTAACCGGAGTATTTACACCTACTGGTGTTGCCGCTTTTTCGGGCGTTTCTCCGATAGTTATAACTAATACTTTTATTGCGCCAAATACTGCACCATTATTATTAAGTGGCAATTTACCTGGAGTAAGTTTAGGAGATGTATCGACCCCATCTACTACAAATTATAATATTGTAGGTGGTTTACCTTTAGTATCACAAAGTTTTGTTATTACACCCAATTCCGCCTCTATTTTTGCGGCAGGTAACGCGCCTACTTTAAGCTCTACTTATACACCAGCAACGGGCGCGGTAAGTTTTCAGGGTAGTTCACCTACACAAAATAGTTCAATAATTACTTTAACCAATAATATTGATATTGTTGGGGGATTACCAGAAGTAGTTACAGGTAATATAATAACTCCTGTAGGAGCAGCCACTTTAGTCGGTGGGGTACCAAGTGTTGTAGTTAGCGGGTTTGTGAGCACTCCAGATACCGCCAATTTATCTACTCTCGGCGCCGCCCCCTCTTTAAATGTTTCTATAACACCTGCTTCTTATTCTACGGTACTTCAAGGTTCGGCGCCTGTAGCTACTTCTGGAACGGTAATAACACCTGCGGTTAGGAACTTAACTTTGGTTGGTAACTTACCTGTACCAATCCAGGTTAGAATTGTTGTCGTTGGATCTGGCACTTTAGGCTTGGTTGGTAGGGTTCCAAAGGCTGCGCAGTCAAAAATATTTACACCCCCGGCCGGGCAACTAAGTTTACAAGGATCTGCGCCAACGGTAAACAATCCGAATTGGGTGGTTATCGACGACACACAAACGCCTACTTGGGTTAACATACCAGATAGTCAAACACCAAATTGGTTGCCGGTAGCGGCATAGGAGCGATAAATGGCAAGTACTTACTCAGCGCTAAAGATCGAACTCATCGGCACGGGGGACCAATCCGGCACTTGGGGGGTAACAACCAACACTAACCTTGGTGATGGCGGCGCGGGCCTGGAGCAGGCGATTGTCGGTATGGCAACGCTGGTGACCGGGGACTTTACGACTAACTCGTACACGCTACCCTACACGGACACTAACGCGCTTCAGGACTTCCGGGCGCTGGTTTTAGACATCACAGCTACGCTTACTGGTGCTGGTACGGTGATTGTCCCGGCGATTCAGAAGCCCTACATCATCCTGAATAACTCCGTTGGTGGCTACGCTGTCACGGTGAAAGTCTCTGGGCAGACGGGTGTATCGGTCCCCAACGGGTCAAAGATTCTGGTCTATAACAACGGCACGGACGTTGGCGCTGCGATTACGCACCTGACTTCTCTGACGCTTGCTTCGGCCCTTCCTGTGGCCTCTGGCGGTACAGGCGTAACGGCTTCTACTGGTACTGGTTCTGTCGTTTTATCTACTGGACCGACCTTTACGGCTTACAGAGAGAGTGTCCAGACGGCTACTGTCTCAGCATCCACCTACAACATTGACCTAAGCCTAGGGAATATTTTTGACATCACCCTTGGGAACAATGTCACGTTTACATTTACTAACCCACCTTCCGCTGGGACGTCAGCTTCAGTTACTATAGTGCTGAGGCAAGATGCCACCGGAAACAGAACAGCCACTTTTACAGGTGCGCTGTACACAGACGGCAATCTCCCTCAATTATCAACTGGGGCAAATGATATAGATGTACTTACTTTTTTCACCATAAATGGTGGTTCCTCTTATTTTGGTACTTTCGCAATGGCAAATGTTTCGTAAGGAGTTATTATTATGGCGCACAAAGCGAACGCTAATTTTTATTTGTATACTGGCTTAACTTCTAACGCTAGTGAGTGCAGTGAAGCATATGAGCACCTTCGTGCTTTGTTCCCTAATGAAGATAATACTAAATTAGGCGGTCCTTTTACCCATTTATTTTACGGGGATCCCTCCCAAATACCCGAAGTAATTACAAATTTACAGACGTGGTTTTTGGATATGGAACCGCTGGCTTTCCCATTAGTAACATATGATCAAATTTACGATTTTACTGACCAACCTAACAGGATAGTTAAATGCGTAAATGGTTTAGACGCAATTAAATCTACTGACTGGGTTGCGCTAACATCTTTTGCGGGGTAACTCGCCATGCCTTTAGCATTCCGCCAAGCACAGCGTCATAGTATAGTACCCAGTGGCAATATTGTTATTAATGCTACGGGTAATATTTTTATACCTTTTGGGGTTAACAGCGTTTCTGTAGCTGGTACAGGGGGTAATGGACAACCCGGAAACCCGGGTAGTGCTGGAAACGCTGGTTCTTCCGGAAACCCAGGTAATCCTGGCGTAGCCGGTGCAGGTGGTGCTGGAGGTAATGCTGGTGCCGCTGGTAACCCAGGTAATCCCGGGGGGTCTGGTAACCCTGGCACTGCTGGTTCAGGAGGGGCTAGGGGTAATGGAGGATCTGGAGCTGCCGGTAACCCAGGTAATGCCGGCAGTTCTGGGAATAAAGGAAACGCCGGTACTGCAGGTACTGGCGGGAGTGGTGGTGCTGGTTCCAATACAGGTAATTTCGATTCTGGTAGTAGTGTATTTAGTGGTGCTACCACTAATGGGCAAGTTTATAATTTTAGTGGGGTACCTGGTGGAGCCGGTGGAGGTGGGACCGGTTCTGGTAATGGTGGTCCTGGTGGTTCTGGTGGTCCTGGTGGGGCAGGTAGGGCAGGGACTGTTACTATTACTAGCCCCGGTAATTTTAACTTAAGTAATTCTCCCGGTGGAAGAGGGGGTTTTGGAGGGGTTAAAGGTAATGGAGGTAATCCAGGCAATGCTGGAGCAGCGGGTACTACAGGAGCATCGGGTAACCCAGGTACTGGTGGCACCACAAGCCCAGGAAATCCAGGAAGCGCAGGTAACTCAGGCTCCGCAGGCAATCCAGGATCTGGGGGTAATTCAGGTACGGGAGCTACTAATGGAGGTGCTGGTCAACCGGGGCAGACTGGAAATACTGGGGTAAGTGGTAATCCCGGTGCTTCTGGTAACTCTGGGGCTTCTGGTAACCCTGGGGCTTCAGGAAATATTTCTAGTATCTTTAATATTAATTTTAACGGTGGCACCGGCGGTGCTGGAGGTACAGGCGGAAGTGGAGGCACCGGAGGTGCTGGTGGAAACGGCGGTGCCCCAGGTAACCCTGGAAATGCTGGCTCTTCTGGTAATCCTGGAGCAAATGGTACCGGTGGTTCTGGTGGAAATGGGGGAACTGCTGGTAACCCAGGTAATTCGGGAAATCCAGGCAACGCAGGTACTATAGGCCCAGGTGGTACGGGGGGAGCAGGTGGTGCAGGGGGAACTGCTGGTAACCCAGGTAATCCTGGAACTTCTGGTGGTGGCGGTGGTGGAGGCGGGGGTCGTGGGGGAGATACCAATCCTATTGGGGGTACCGCCGGTAGATCTATTGCCACTAACTCCGCAGCTGTTAACCCCGGTTCACCCGGATCTCCTGGTACTGCAGGGGGCGGGGCCGGTGGTAATGGCGGAGCTGGGGTAAACGCAGGAGGTCCAGCAGGTCCTGGGAATGCAGGTTCTCCGGGCAGTGCAGGTAGCGCTGGTACGGGGGGTAATCCTGGCAGTGCCGGTAGTCCTGGAAACCCAGGTAATCCTGGAACTGCGGGTAACCCAGGTAATCCTGGAACTTCTGGTACTGGGGGCAATCCGGGTAACCCCGGGGGATCTGGTAACGCAGGTACGTCAGGAAATGCGGGGACTCCTGGTAATCCCGGTACTGGTGGGGGCGCAGGAAATCCAGGAGCAGCGGGCAATCCAGGTAATCCAGGTAATGCGGGTAATCCAGGTAATAATGCGACTGTGCAAAATGCTAATGCGACTGTAATTTATCGAAATAATTATAGTGCTACTATTGGTAGTGGTTCTTCTTCCGGGCAAATAACTGTTAATTGGAACAGACAATAATGCTTAAATCGTTTATAAAAACTCCTGAGATTGAATTTTTATGTGAAGAACAGGATTGGGATGTAATTCCAAAACCTTACCCAGCTAGAAAATATATACCAGAATGGTATAAAGCTTTACCGCCAAAACTAGATAAGGGATTAACGTCCTCGACGGTCAAAAGATGTCCTCCATTTTTAGACGTTATGCAGCTAGGGTGGATTATACCGCTAGCCGCTGATGTTGAGTTTAAGACTAACGAAAATGCTGGTAGGGTTGATTGGAATTCTAAATTCTACAAACCAATGGTAGAGTCCCATTCTTATGGGCAAATTTCTACTGATACCACCCCTAACCCTATCCTACCAAAACCACCAATTAAATTTTCTAATTACTGGTTAATAAGAACTCCTAAAGATTATTCAGTAATGTTTGTGCCTCCGCTTAATAGACCCGACCACAGGTTTACATGTTTTTCAGGCGTGGTCGAATGCGACAAATATTTTGAGTTTATAAATTTTCCTTTTACTTTTAACGAACCTAATTTTCATGGTATTTTATCCGCTGGCACTCCTTTGGTTCAAATTATCCCGATAAAAAGAAGTTCTTTAATAAAGGATAGCGATATAAAACAATTTACTCCCAAACATACTGCAGAACTTGAGTTGACAAGACGTCGACGCCACAGCCACGAAAGCTATTACAGAGATAATCTTTGGGAGAGAAAATAGTGTCAATTTACCAATTTGCACCAGCACCAAATTTTGACGTATCCGAACATCGTTTTGTAACATGGCAAGGCGGTTTTTCTACCGAAGAACTCGATAAAATAATTAAATACGCAGAAAATCTTAGATTATCAGAAGCCACCGTCGGTGCTGATAACAATTCTCCGTCTCCAGACGTAAGAGTATCAAAGACAGCATGGATAAAATGCAACTCAGAAACAAACTGGATTTATGAGCGTTTGGCATTTATTTGCCAACAACTTAATGGGCAGTTTTATAAGTTTGATCTCTGGGGGTTTGTGGAAGACATGCAGTATACAGTTTATCATGGGGATGAAGAAGGGCATTATACCTGGCACATGGATTCTGGTCCCGGTTCTAATAGACCGCCAAGAAAATTTTCCATAATCTTACAATTATCTGCCCCCTCTGACTATGAAGGCGGGGAGTTAGAACTTTTTACTGGGCCCGAAACTACGCAGGTTACACAGGAACGGGGATTAATCGCGGCGTTCCCCTCTTACACCATGCACAGAGTTAAATCTGTGACAAAGGGTATTAGGCGCAGCTTAGTAGTTTGGGTGTCTGGCCCAGCGTTTAAATAATGAATGGACCCCGTTACCATATTTGCCACGGCGACGGCGCTGTGGAGCGGGGTCAAAGCGGCTGTCGAGTTTGGGCAGGAAGCTGAGGAGGTCTTAGGTCAGCTTAGTAAATGGGCGACCGCAGTAGCAGATTTGCAGTTGTACTTTGAGGAGGAGAACAACCCTCCTTCGATCTGGCGAAAGCCAGCGTTTGAAAAATCAGCGACGGCTGAGGCGTTTGATAGTTATGTAGCCAAGGTTCGGATTGCCCAGCAGGAGCGGGAAATCTACCAGATGTTTGTATGGGGTGCATTGAGCCATCTCGGAGAAGAGGGCTACAGGGAGTGGTACCAGATGCGCCTACGGATTAAGGAAGAGCGGGACCGGGTCATTAATGACTGGAAGTACCGCAGGAAGCAAGCCATCGAGGATCTGATTGTTTACGGGGTCTTGGGTGCAACAGTAGTTCTGCTACTGACATTTATCGGTGCTGTTTTATGGTATCGCCACACAGAGATTGAACCTTACGAACAGAGACAAACGGAGATCGTCTGATGTTATCGCTCATTTCGTCCGTATTCGGATTCCTGATGTCCGGCCTACCCAAAGCGCTGGAGTTCCTACAAGACCGTGCCGATAAGCAGCATGAGCTAAATCTCGCTCGGATGCAGACCCAGAAAGAGCTGGAGATGATGGAGCGGGGCTTTGCCGCGCAGGCTAGGATCGAGGAGATCCGCACCGACCAGATCGCCATGCAGACGGATGCTGAGAGACAGGGTAATGCCCTTGACCACGACAAAGCGATTATGGAGAAAGCCTCCCGCTGGGTGGTTGATTTAAACGGTGTCGTGCGCCCCATGGTGACTTTTATTTTCGTGCTTGAGCTGGTGGCGATTAACCTCGGCCTGAGTTATTTCCTGCTGTTTAGGGAAGGGCTTGGGGAGTTGAGCGTTGAGGAGTTTATCGCCGCATCTGATGTGATTTTCAGCGCTGATGAGATGGCCCTGTTGAGCGGAATAATATCCTTCTGGTTCGGAAGTCGTCAGTGGGGCAAGAAGTGAAAACTTCTGATCGTGGTCTGCATTTGATGCACCAGTTTGAGGGGTATCGGAACAAACCATACCTTTGCCCAGCGCATTTATGGACAGTGGGTTGGGGAGAGGTTCTTTATCAGGATCAGATTCGACTGCCGATGGTAAGACCTGCCGGGAAGACGCAGGTGGATATTCCGATGATCCGCAAGGAGTATCAGTTAAAAGATGAGCACAATCGTGTATGGGAGAAGACGGAGCTGGAAGAGCGCTTCAAGGGTCTCCTCAGTTCTTTTGAGCGTGGTGTTCTTCGACTTGCCGCTCCTGTATCTGGCAATCAAGGACTTTTCGACGCTTGTGTCGCTCTTTCCTACAATATTGGGCTAGGTGGCTTTCAGAGATCTGCGATTCGGCAGAGGATATTGCGCGGAGAACCCTTGGAGCGCGTGGCAGAAGGGTTTATGATGTGGACTAAGGGAGGAGGCAAAGTCCTCCCGGGTCTGGTGCGTCGTCGCAAAGCTGAAGTCGCCTTGTTTCTGGAGTAGAAATGGCTTTTCTTAAATTAAATTTCAGGCCAGGGGTCAACAGAGACCAGACCAGCTACTCAGGTGAGGGTGGTTGGTACGAGTGCGACAAGATTCGCTTTCTTTCTGGCTTTCCCCAAAAACTTGGTGGCTGGATTAAGACCACTCCAAACACGTTTATCGGTGTGTGCCGACAGATGTGGAACTGGATCACCACTTTTAACGACAACTTGCTTGCACTAGGCACGGACAGTCACGTCTACATCGAAGTCGCTGGAGTCTTCTACAACATCACCCCGCTGCGCACGACACTGACCACAACGGCTACTGATAACTGCGTAGACACAACCAACGGCTCAACCACTGTCAACATAAACGTTACTAACCACGGCTGCACAACGGGTGATTATGTGATTATTTCCGGTGTAACGGGGAACCCTGGTGGTGTGCCGAATGCAGAGATCAACACCGAGCATCAGGTCACGGTGGTAGATGCCAACAACTTCACTATCACGGTTACGACTGCAGCCACTTCAACGACGTCTAATCAAGGTGGCACGGCGATTACGATTGAGTGCGAGATCAGTCCGGGTTATGCGGTAACTACTTTTGGTTATGGCTGGGGTACAGGCGGATATGGTTCTACAGCCTGGGGGTTTGGCGCGTCTACGCCGATTAACTTGCAGCAGCGCGACTGGTGGTTTGATAACTTCGACAACGACTTGGTGATGAACATCAGGAACGGAGCTATTTACTACTGGGAGCGGGGGTCACTGACCAATCCGTCTACTTCGCTTGCTTCTCCAGCCGTACTGCTCTCCTCATTGACTGGCGCTAACTCCGTGCCAACAGCAGCCATGCAAGTTTTGATTTCTCAAAACGACAAACATCTTCTGGCTCTAGGATGCCAGCCTTATGGTGGTGCATCTACAGATTTTGATCCTCTGCTAATCCGCTGGGCAAGTCAGGATGAACCACAGGTATGGAACCCTACCAACGCTAACTCGGCTGGATTTATCAGGGTGTCTCGTGGTTCTCAGATCGTCCGTGGCCTAGCAACTCGTCAAGAGATTCTGGTCTGGACCAACTCAAGCCTGTACTCCCTTCAGTATACCGGGACGACAGACGTTTTTGCGCTTCAAGAGTTGGCTGATAACATCTCGATCATCGGACCGCGTGCAGTCGCCACGGCAAACAACGTCACTTACTGGATGGGACAGGATAAATTTTATGTCTACAACGGTCAGGTCCAAACACTTCCAACCACACTGAGGCAATATGTCTTTCAAGATCTCAACTTTAATCAAGCAGATCAAATTGTTTCTGGGACTAACGAAGGTTTCACCGAAATCTGGTGGTTCTATCCGAGTAGCTCCTCCAACTGGAACGACCGGTACGTCATCTTCAACCACCTAGAAAATGCGTGGTATTACGGCTCTATTGTCCGTACGGCGTGGCTGGATACAGCCCTAAGAGGAAATCCAATTGCAGCTGCCACTCTTGAAACCGCATCCACCGGTAATCTTTACGAACATGAAATAGGGGTCAACGACGATACGCTGCCGATGGAGTCTTACATTCAGTCCTCGGACTTTGACCTTGGGGATGGAGAGCAGTTTATGCTGACCCGTCGGATGATCCCAGACGTGAACTTCACAGAGTCTACGGCTGCTAACCCAGAAGTAACAATGACTATCCGGCCTAAGCGTTTTTCTGGCTCTGCGTATACAAACGATGCTTCTGACTCCCAACGAGTTATTGAGACATCTGTAGACCAATACACAGGCGAGGTTTTTGTTCGGGCTCGTGGAAGACAGATGGCTTTTAAGGTCTCGTCTGATGATCTGGGCGTGCAGTGGCAGCTGGGTTCGGTGCGACTCGACGTGCGTCAGGATGGTAAGCGATAATGGCCTTTACTGGGTTCAGAGCACCGGCACTGCCAATCCCCGGTGGGGTGTATGAGCAGCGTCAACAGGCTGAACTGATCCGTGCGCTTCGACTCTACTTCAACATCCTTGACTCACTAACCCCTCAGCAGGCGCAGTCTTATACAGCGAATGAGTTTATCGGCGGAAGTTTTGCTGGCGGGAATATTTCTGGTGCAACGATCTCAGGTTTTGGTAGTGGGCTAGAGCTGCCCTACGCCATGCTGATGTCGGATCAAGACCAGACCAACGCAGGGGCAACTTCAGAAAATCTGATCTCTTACAATCAGGTGGTCATCAGTAACGGGGTTTATGTAGAAGACAGCACCAAGATCCGGTTTGCCTACTCAGGGCAGTATCTTGTGACCTTCTCGCTTCAGGTGACCAACGAAGATAACGTTATCCGAGAGTTTGAAGTTTGGGCTAAAAATAACGGCACAAACTACCCACTGAGCAATACGCGTTTTGATGTCCCCGCAAGAAAGAGCATCGGCGTCTGGGGGCATGCGGTCCCGGCGGTCTCCGGGATCTTTACGGTGCAGGCTGATGAGTATCTGGAAATTGCTTGGTGGGGCGAGACGACGGGTGTCTACCTTCAGTACTACGCAGCAGGGACAAGCCCCACTAGGCCAGCGATTCCTCCGGTTATTCTAACGGTCAGTTTTGTTGGTGCACTGCCTAAGAAGTTCATTCCGATTTTGCCGGACCGGTTGTCTATTTCTAGTGCCGCGCCTACAATCATACGAGGAGCGGCTCCGTCTCCTGCTGCCAGCACACTATCCATTGTCGGGTCGGCTCCGACTGTAACTATCGCATAAGCGAGCAATACATGAACGGATTAATGGCAATCAAGAACTACGCTGAGGGCGGCAAAGTGATGACTCCTTCGGAGTTTGCTACCTACATTTTTGAGGGCGGAAGAGACGCCACTCAGGCAACCGCACGTGGTCTTGAGTATTTGGCAAAAATTGGCGCTAACCCAGAAGAAGGCGTTGACATCTGGAATAAAGCCCTTGGCACCAATTTTGGCGTTAACGACTTTCTCCGTGTAGCTGATGAGCTTGGGTACAAAGAGCTGTCGTCCGGTGCTATTCGCCCCAAATCAGGACTAGAAAGCACGTTTGAAGAGCGTATTTATCAGGGCCTAACACCTGGTGTAGACGACGACATGGCCACTTTGCGTGGAATTCAGATTGCTCAGCAGGCTGGTCTTAGCGGAAAAGAAACCGTTGACTTGTTTAATTCCGCTCTTGGATTTGAGTCTGGAAAGACCTTTACGCTAGACGACATACCTCGTGTAGAACAGGAACTTACAGAAAGTCTGGGAGCTCCAGTAACCATCCCTGTTGATAAGCCTATTCCTCCGCTCCCAACTAAGGTTGGTGCACCTGGGCCTAGCGGTCTTTCTAACCTAACCGCATTAAACGTCACTGGTGGGCCTGGATCAAATATCAACCAGACCGGTTTGACAGCAATTCCAAGAACCGATTTCTCTAGACTTGCGCCTCAGTTGCGCATGGCTGGTCAGTATTCACCTCTACTTGCAGAGCCAACAGGACGCCCCAGTTTGGACCAGGTCATTCAAAGGCTTGATGCAAGCACGCAAAAGTTTGGTCCGGCAGAGGGAACGTTTGAGTCGGCTTATGAGATGCCCACTCAGGCTGCTGCGCCTACCGCAGAAGAGGCGTTTAGGAATTACATCTACGCTGGCGGGGCCGATGACACTTTGGCAACCACTCGCGGTCTTCAGTACGCACGGAATCTTGGGTTAACGCCTGAGCAGTCAACGGCGCTATTTAACAGGGCGCTTGGAACTGACTTTACGTTGTCCGACTACGACCGTGTTATGGCAGAAAATGCCGGGCTTTTCCCGTCCATGCCTCAGCCATCTATGACGCAAGTGCTTCCTACTGGAGTGACTAGCCGTGCTCCAATTACAGGCGGGCTTGCAGCGGCAACGGCTCAGGGTGGGATTGGTCAGGAGCAATACTACAAGAACATCGCCGGGGCTTTGGATGCCGGGATAGACCCCAACCGCGTCGTCTCCGAGATGAGCAAATACGGCATTACCACAGATGATCTTATTGCCTCGACCAAGTATCGGGGGACGCCAAATATTGGGTCTTTGGGTGGGGTCGCTGCTGCAGATGGAGAAACCACGACTACGGATACCAATCCTGCAGATACTAATCCAAATGATCAAGGCGAAAAAGCAGGTGGATTGATCTCCCGTTACGCTGGTGGTCCGGTCACGGGCTCTCCCCAGTATTTTGCCGAGGGTGGTGAGCCCAAAGCTGAGCCGATGCGGAAGTACACTCCCGCCGAGCTTGGATCTACATTTGATGTTTCTGAGTACATTGACCCTGAGACTGGTCGGTTCATGATTAATGAGTACCGCCGGGACGTTGTCTTTAATAAGGGGCTGGAAGAGGCGGAAAAAGAAGCTCGTGCGCGTATGACCGATGAAGAGCGTGAGATGGCTATGCGTGACTTGATGATCCGTCAGGGCCGCACAGGTCGTGAGTATGACCTCCCCGGAATTACTGTTGGTGGCCCCGCTACAAGCGGTATTCGCCCATTGAACTACTACTATGCCAAAGGCGGACTAGCCGATGCCGCACGGTATGGGTATGCAGAAGAACTGCGTCAACAAGGACGCAACGGCGATACGATATTAGCTCACATCAACCCGACCGAGGCTAAGATGCTTGAAGCCATGGGCGGATCTGGCACGATCAATCCAAAAACTGGACTGCCTGAGTACGGGTTTAGTTGGAAGAAGTTGTTTAAGATCGCAGCCCCTGTGCTTGGAATTATTGGTGGCCCAGTCCTTGGCCTTACTCTTGGGCAAACCGCGTTGGCAGCTGGTGCACTAGCTGGCGCATCCACTCCGGGGAAAACATTTGACTTTGGCAGAGGCATACAGGCTGGTCTGATGACTTATCTTGGTGGAAAATTAGGTGAACAGATTGGTGGGAAACTTGGAACTGCTGAGGCTGCTGCAGCTAGCGCTCCCCAGACCGGTACTGCTGTAAGCCCAGACTATGGTGGTGTACAAATTACTGATACCGGGTTTACTCCGCAAGAAGCAGGAGGTTACGGACGTTTTGCGGAATCCACAGTTACCACCCCCACAGCGTCTTCATCTTTTGCTGGTAAAAATGCACTGCCCAATGTTCAAGCTTCATCAGCTGGACAGGCCACTGCGGCTGCGCCTTCATTCCGACAAGATCCGCTTGGTTATTTAACAAACGCTATAACTTCTGGTCCTCCCGCAACAATTGAACAAGGACTTGGTGCTGCGTACGGCGCTTACACATCGTCCGCCGCATCAGATGAAGCCTACAAAATGGAGCAGGCCCAAAAAGCTGCTTTCCTCAAGCAAAAAGAAGATGAAGAGCTTATGGACCGCTTATTCCGTCGGACCATGGGCCCTATTAATGCCCGTTCTGGTGGCTTGATGGCACTGGCTGGTGGCGGACGAGTTGATCCCGTTGCTTTTGAAGGTGGCGGTATGACCGCTCCAATGAATCAACCTCGCATGTTATCTGGCGGTGGGGATGGCATGAGCGACAGTATCCCGGCTACAATTGACGGAACGCAGCCTGCTCGTTTAGCTGATGGAGAGTTTGTGATTCCAGCCGACGTAGTAGCAGATATTGGGAATGGTTCTAGCAGTGCGGGTGCTAAGCGCCTGTACGGCATGATGGATCGTGTGAGAACCGCACGCCACGGAACTACCAAACAACCGCCCGAAATTAAAACGAACCGGCTGATGCCCGCGTAAGGAATAAACATGGCTGACGTACAACAAGTTCAATCCATAGAAGCTGGAATCCCAGAGGTTTTAAAGAAGTTTTATACAGGCACGGAAGCGACAGGGACCCCAGGCTCTGCAGACTATAAAGCAGCGATACCCGGCTTAATCGAGCGTGGTATTGGGGCGATCTTTCCGGGTGGCTTAACGGGGCAAGCTGCTTATGCTGCTCAGTATGCTCCTCTGTATCAGGCTGGCCTCATGGGCGCTGGGCAAGTTGCTGGGATGTCGCCGTTTCAACAGCAGCTTGGAAAAGATCTTGGAGCGCTTCAGGTTCCGGGGCAGTTTGGTCTTGGTACAGAGGCTGGCCAGCAAGCTGCGGCAGGGATGCAGTCATTGCAGAATCTTCAGGCCATGGGAGTTGCGGCTCCTGAGCTTACTCAATATCAAATGGGCCCAGCCCGTCAATTTACAGCGGCAGAGGCTCAAGCCTACATGTCGCCGTACCAGCAGACTGTTATTGATGCCCAGCAACGTGCGGCTATTGATGCGGCAAAGAAAGCTCAGCTAGGACAGAACCTTGCAGCTGCTCGTCAGGGTACTTATGGTGGCGCTCGTCAGACTCTTTTGCAGGGTGAGCGCGAATCTGGTCTTAGGACTCAACTCGGTGATATTCAAGCAAAGGGGTTGCAAGATGCTTATGCACAAGCTCAAGCACAATTTGAAAGAGATCGTGCAGCTCAAATGGGCACGTCTCAAGCTAATCTTCAAGCCGCTCTCGGGGTTCAGCAGTTGGGTGCAGGACAAAGTCTTGAAGCTCAAAAAGCAAATCAAATGGCAGCTCTCCAAGCTGCGCAACAAAGACAAGCAGCCGCCTCAGGACTCGCAGGTCTAGCATCCACATTTGGTGGGCTTGGCACTCAGCAGCTTGCTGG